TCTTGAATTGTAACTGTCCAAACATTAAATCCATCACCACTATAAATTCTATCTCCAGGATATAAGATTCTTCTACCCTGATAATCTATAGGATTTGTAGTTATTATAGATGTTGGTAATGCAGCAGCAAGAACATGAAAATCATCAAAACCGCCCAAAGGAGAAGCATCTCCAGATTCTGCGGATGCTACTACTGTAGGTGTAAAATCAGCAGGTTGTCCTGTAGGTGGAGGAGGTATTGTAAAACCCGGAATATTGCATTTTACACGAAATCTATTTTTTCGTGTTCCTCCTCTAAAATTAGTAATAAAGGATTGGATAGACATGATTAATTGATGCCATCTACTTGAATATAATTGTAATTCATTCTTACAGCAAACGAATTAAATCCAGTTTCTGCCATATTAAATTGTAATGCACTGACGGTGCTGGGCCAACAAGATCTTAAAATAATTTTTTTAGTCATATTACCATTTAAATCTAGCTGTTCAATATACCAGGAATCGTCTTGAATTGCTGCATCAAATGCCCCTCCACCAAACCAGCTATCATCTGCAACATAGGCATGTTCATTTGTTTGTTGATTGTTTATTAGTTCCGTCCATCCTTGAAATGCATTATAAAGACCAGCACCGCTATCGTCTAAAACTAAAATATCCCAAGGCTCATATGTTCTATCTCCGACATATGGAATTAATCTTCCTCTATATGGAAAATTTACAATACCGAGTGTAGAATTCGGTAAAGAGGCGGAAAGTACATGAAATTGTAACTTTGTTTCATCTCCTCCAGATGCAGATGGAAATCTTCCACTTACTCTAAAACGATTTTTTCTAGTACCGCCTCTAAATCCATTAATGAAATCTTGAATTCTGTTTGACATATAATTAGCCTCTAATTCTTTTATTATGTAGTAAAATTGAGATTTATTACACTTGGGCTTTGTATAGGTTTATAGGATATATCAACGATAAGTTTACTCTGAGCAATCGTTGTTGTTGTGTTATTAGTATCATTGCATGTAACAGTATAGAATTCTATACCATTATTAACTTTTACAGTTTCCATCATTCTATTCAATTTATTTGTTATTTGTCCTCTATTTTCTGTATTATTGGGTTCAAATAAGTATTCGTTTATCACCTTTTTGCTATTTCTTGAAATATAGGAAAATAAATTACCATATGAAAATGTTTTTTTAACTTCATTTTCAGAAGAAGTTATACCAGATAAATCACTAGCAAGATAATATTCTTTTCCAGAAGGACTTGGCAAATTTAATACCGTATTAATTCCTCTAGAATGGGCTGTATTTAATTTTGAACCCGAAGAAAGAGTTATATTTGTTGGAGTTTGAGGAATTATATCTTCAGAATATCTTATAGAAGATAATGCTATTTTAGTAAATCTTTGATTTAAAACTCTTCCATTTCTAAAACCAGCAATGGAATACCAAGGATATTCTGAATATGATCTAGATAACATGCCTGAAATATCACTCAACAAAGAAATTAAAACATAAGGAGAATTTGAATATTCGCTATCATCTGTTATATTCTCATCTCCATAATATCTTTTTATCCTTTTAACACCAGCAACAGTAAACGATAATTGATTGAAATCAGTATCATTTAATTCTGATCTTACATAAAAATTATCAAATTGATAATTCAAATCAGTAACATTATTAAGAATATAAAAATTTTCAATTGGTTTAAATGTTGAAGATGATATTGATGAATTAAATAAAACTGGTATATTCTTTAATTTTACTTCTGTCTTAAATTCTGTTGATACTGTAGTTTTTAATGGGTCATATACTAAAAAATCAAGATCATATCTATTTAATATCTCAAATACATTATTTTCTGTAGAAGCATTAATTAGATATATTTTATAGTTATAATGCAGAGCATCTAAAATAAAATTAAAGTAGAAATCTATTTTTCTAAGATTGCTTCTATATGAAGTTGAAGATGAACTATTTAACTCTTTTAAAAACAAATCAGAATCAGTAATACTGGAATCTATTTGCGTAAAGTCGCTAGAATTTATAAGTTTAGTAAAATCGTAAACTGATTCTAAAGTTTTATGTTTTTCTGTTATTCCAAGCACACTAAAAAATAGAGAATCGTAGATGAGGAATCCCCCATCTACGATTTTTTTATTTTCTATTTCCTTTATGGAATAATTTAAAGCCATTAAGCTTGTGATAGGACAAATCTAAATGTTACTGTTTCGATTGTATAATATGGAACGAATGTAATATCAATTACCAATTGTTTAGAAGTAATAATAGTTTCCGTATTATTAGTTTCATTGCAAGTAACAGTGTAGGTTGAAATACCACCCCTATTTCTTATTCTTTCAAGGAAGCTAGTTACAGAATTTGCTAGAGCGGTTCTAGTATTATTATTATTTACTTCGAAAAGAACGCCCTGTAGAAGTGGCTTAATTCCTCTCTTGATATGTAGAATTAGTCTAGCAATACCGATGTGCATTCTATCTGGATCAACTTTTTCAAGTGTAGAATCACCCATAACAAATACCCTATCAGGATATCCATAAATTCCACTAAGAGAATTGATACCATAAGAATCATTTAATGTGTCAATATTGGTTTCGCTCAATTTTGGTTCATAGTTAGTAAATCTTTGTACTTCACCCTTACGAATTCCTGAAGGTGGATTCCAAGGACCAAAAGCGGAATCTACAGATGCCATTAAGCCAGCGACATCAGAAGTTAATAGTAAATTAATACTTCCAGTTGTTCCATAGAATCTATTTACAGTTTTTCTTCCGAGTATGCTAAAGAAATTTTCGTCATTTCCTGTATTACCAGTGATTCCAGTTATACCATAAACTGAATATGGGGCTAATGTTGCTGTTGTATATGACGCAGAAGTTCCATTATGATATTCTGCGGATGAACCCAAAATACCAACACAATCTTGACGCAAATTGACTAAAGTGATTACATCCTGGAATTTGGTATTATCTTCGCAGAAGACACTATCAATCGAAAGATTCGTGTTATTGAGTGCGCTAGCTCCTGTTGCCGCTACCAAAATACCACCATAAAGAAGATAGTTTATTGCTGAGTGTAATTCTCTATCGTGGATGGTTCCACCGCTAAAGCCAGCTCCTGTTGGAAGGCCAGAAGATACACCACTTAAAACACTAATATCAAAAACAGAAATTAATTCATCTTTTGTATTAAATATTTTATAACCGAGTTGAGTCGTATCTCTCTCAGTCATTTTGTAATACAGAGAATATCCGCAAATAAATGCAGATAAATGGGTTGATGCTTCTGCTTCGCTTCCTTCAATGATGGGTGTTGAGTTTTCGAAAATGTTAATTGATGCCATATTTGTTATTCCTCAGTAAACCAAAGAGAATTACCTTCTTTAAATGTTTTATCTATATCAAACTCACGGGAACCCATAAAAAATGTTGTATTCTCTTCTTCTTCCTTCTCTGTGGTATTTATAATTTTTTTCTTCTGTATCTCTATAATCTCTTCGAAGTAACCCTGACGAGTTAGCCATCCAAAAAGAACCAAACACATAACCAAATCGTCTGTATAACCATCATCGGCGCAAAATGTCTGGTGTTTCGAAACAAATGTCATCAATTCTTGAATGATATCAAAATCTCTGACCAAGAGCCTATCTTGCTCAATTAAATTTTTTAGAACCGCACAACCCAGTTTTTTGACCGCAGAGCTGGTTCTTACGCCTCTTTGTTTTGTTCCGCGACCGAAACCCAAGGTTACTTTTTGTCCTGCACGACCCATCATCTGAGTCTGAATGATATTTTCGTACTCATAATCTTCATGCATGGCATCGGCAATCTGGCCGCCGATGTCGTTGACTTCAATCAGTAAGTGTGCATTATTGTATTTTATTGCCAAATTGTAAAGTTCCGGCGGAACATCAAACGGGGATATGAGATTATTTCTATACCTTGCCACGACCTTATGGGGCTTTTCGGTAGAATCAACCACCACCATAGCCGTATAGTCTCTACCCTGACCTCTGGCGACATCGACCATAATGAAGTACGCATGGCCCTCAACTGGCTCGTCGTAGATGTAAAGACCTCCTGGCTCCTTTGCCAGAGGTTTATCAAATTGAAGCAAATTTAATTTGCTAGCACTGATTAGGGTATTTGACGAACCAAGGAACGAACATTCAAACTCCTGCTCAAACTGTTGTTCGCTAGTCTGGGCAATCATCTGTTGCTTCCACTGCTCGTCGCGTAGAGGCCCACCAGCGTACTTAGGAACCTGTCTCCAGGATACCTCTATGGGTATGTACTCGTTCTTGCCCTCCTCGCCCTGCTTCCTTGTAGCCCCCTTCCAGAAGGAATAGAACATGTTGAGTCCGTTTGGGGTGGATACCATGAATACCTTCGTGGTCTGACCGGAGGTAATCGTGGGGTAAACAGAGCTAAAGAACTCTTCTGCTATGTTTTGAGAGACATGGGCAAATTCGTCCAAGAAGATGAGGTTGAATGATCCACCACGAACTGCCGATGATGATGTGGCAGATGCCATGACCTTTGAGCCATTCT